ATGGGCAACTCATTCTTTGTTGAATTTACATATTGGTCAGGAGAAAAAGAAACAAATTCTCCACCTAGTGCTGATATTGTATCGATACATTACAATGAAGTTGATGTAACAAATATAATTCATCATGAAGATATGGATGACATGGAAGATCAGATCATTGATGAATTTGAAGAAGATTTTTATTACTTATCTAAATCCTGTTAATCATGAGTGCAAGAGAATCATTAAATCACAGAATTAAAGTGAATAGAAGAATAAGAAAGTTTGAAGAATCTGAAAAGTTAATACATCCAGCTTTAAAAAGCGACTGGGAGGGTTTAGAGAGAGTTGAACAATCAAAAAGGTTATTAGTATGGAAAATGGCAATAAAAAGCAAATAGGGTTGCTTTTAGGGGTTTTATTAATATTATTTGCGTTTAGGTCTGCAATAATTATTAATGACTTATTAACAGCTGTATTATTATTAATATTAGGTTTATCAGTTTTATATAATTATGAAAAGAATTGAAGATACAGATTTATTTATTTATTCAATTATCGGAGAGGATAAATGGAATAAAATGTCACCAATGAAAAAAATATATATATTAAAAAAATATCATGAAATTCAAAAAATGATTAAAGAAAATTAAATTTTGTTTTATAATTAGTTTGTTTGTTTGTTTAGGGGGGTGAGAAATCACTCCCTTTTTTTTTACCTTAGATTATGAATCATAATCAAAAGGGTTGTTTTGCTGAATATCATTTTGCATCAACAGCAATTTCTTTAGGTTATAATATATCAACTCCATTATCTAGTTCTAGCTATTATGATTGTATATTGGAAAAGGATGGAAAGCTTTTTAAAATTCAAGTTAAATATTTGGGCAAAAATAGATTAAGGCGAGGGAATAGTATGCAAATAACATTAAGAAGGACAGGTTTGCCAAGTTATGAAAAAAAGTATGTGGATTTTTTTGCTCTTTATGATGAAGAAAATGATGGATTCTTTATTATACCTAATTTAGGACAAAGTTGTTTAAAAATAAATATAAATGGCAAGTATAAAGAAAATTTTAATAACTTTGCTATTATTTCATAAATAGTATTTTCTAAGTTCTTCAAAGTGTCACTAAAATCTAGTGGCACTTTTTTTTTATCTTTACATAAAAATTAATGTTATGAAAATAAAATTAAAAATCGAAATCAGTAAGGATGGACAAACTATTCCAGCTGGTGAAATTATTGAAATCAATGACAACAATGCTTCTAAATGGGTTAGCAAGGGTTGGGGTGAATTATTCCAAAAAGAAATCAAAGTAAAGAAAAAAGAAACAAAGGAATTAAAAATTGATTCAAAAGAAACTAAACATGAGACAGATAAAAATTAATTCTACGACTGGATCTGAAATAGTTAGCACATCTGAATTTAAGGATTATGCTAGAATTTCTGGTTCAACAGATGATACTTTAATTGCTATTATTTTAAAACAAGCAAGAATCTGGTGTGAAAATTATATATCTAGGGACATTGTTGCTAAGAATAGAACTTATTTTATTGATGAAACAAATGGAATTTTTGATTTGCCTTTTGGACCAATAGCAAGTATTTCTTCAGTTACTATTGAAGGAGTTGCTAGTACTGATTATTCTTTTATTGGATTAGATAATGAAACTATTGATTTGGATGGATCTGCTGAAGAAGTTAAAGTAACTTACATTACAAGTGGATTAGATGATGAATTATTACAACAGGCAATTAAACAATTTGCATCAACTTTATATGATAATAGGCATGATTATGTAGAAGGCAAATCAGGGGATAGTGTGCCAAGTGAAACTAAAGTTATTTTGAATGCTTATAAAAATATGTTTATTTAATGAACCCAGGATTATTTAGAAATCGAATTACTTTCAGCTATTCAGTTAAAAATGCTGATAATTATGGAGGTTATGTTTTTACTGCTGGAGGCACAATGGAAACATTATGGGGATATTTAAAACCAAAGAGTGGCAAATATGAAAGCAGTAATGGTAAGAGGTCAAAAGAAAAAGTTGTTGAAATTATTATTAGAAAAAAAGATTATGAATCTTTACAAATACCAGCAGGATATTCTGGGAATATAGATTTAGATAATAATGATATAAAATTTAGTATTTCAGGACAATCAGGAACATACAGAGTAAATGATTTATATGAATCAGATTATAACAAATATATGACTGTAAAAGGAACATTAAATTAATTATGAGAAAACAATTTAGAATTAGAGGTGATCAAAAAGATCTTCAAAAATTTCATAAAAAATTAAGGAGAATAAAAAGATTTGGAAATCATGATTTTTTGGAAATTGCTCAAGATACAGCTGCAATCGCTGTTAGGTTTGCTCAGGGCAGAGTGCCTGTTAAAACTGGTGATTTAAAAAGATCTATTATAGCTAAAAAAGAAGGTGATAATGTTTTTATTGGTGCTGAAATGGATTATGCTGCTGTTGTTGAATTTGGATCTGTTAAAAAAAATAGAGCACCTAAACCATATTTTTATAATAGTATAAGGGATGCAATTAAAAATATTGAAAGAAGAATGAATAATAAATTTACTAGAATAAGCAATGAATGAAGCTATACATCATATAAGACAAAAAATATATAATGCCTTAAATGGAAATATTAATTTAGGAGGTAGCAGTGTGCCAGTATATAATAGAGTGCCTACTAATTCAAATTTTCCTTATATATGGATCTATTCATTAAGCACTAATGAAGTTGATCAAAATGCTTCAAAATATAACTTAGAATGTATTACAAGAATTGAATGTGTTACTAGATTTGATGGGGATGTCGGTGGTGATTTAAACTCAAATTTATTAGTTTCTTCTGTTGTATCTTTGCTAAGAACAAGATCCTCAGGTTATTTTAATTTGAGCTTAAGTGGGTTTAAGGTTTATACTTCAACAGTTGCTAGTATAAATTATGTTCAGGAAGATGAAAATGATCATACATATTTTAAAGGAATAATTGAATTATCAAATAAAGTTGAACAAATAAGTTAAATAAAATTATGGCACAAAAAATAAGCGAGGATACTAATGTACAATTGGATTTAAAAACAATAGGTATTATAGTAGCTGGAGCTGTATCTCTTGCGGGAATGTATTTTACGTTAAATGCAGAAATAGAATTAGCTAAAGAATTACCTAAACCTGAATTAACGAGAACAGAATATGATCTAAAGGATCAGCTAATAAGGGAAACAATCGAAAATACAGCAGAGCAAGTTGAAGAAAATTCTAATAAATTAGATAAAATAGATGAAAAATTATATGAGATCATACAAAAAAAATGAGAAAAATATTTGCCCTAATTGTGTTCTTTGCATTTGTAACAAGTAATGCACAGGATTTAACAATTATACATATCAATGCTAGTTGGAATCAAAGAAATAACTATGAGTTTATTGATGATTTAAAAGGCGTTAGAAAACAATATGGTTATTTAGAAGATCAAGCACCTTCAATTAAAAAAAGCATAAAATCAGTTCCTACAATTATATTAATGAAAGATGGACGACCAGTTTACATTTGGAATGCTGATATTTCATTAAAAATAAAAATTCCTGTTTATGAAATACAGGAGATTATTGATCAACATAGATTTATAAATCGTAGAGCTAAAACAACTGAATAATGAGAAATATAAATAAATTAATAGTGCATTGTACTGCTACACCAGAACATAAAGATTTTAATGTCGAAGATGTTAGAGAATGGCATGTAAAAGGAAATGGCTGGTCGGATGTGGGTTATCATTTTTTAATAAAATTAGATGGTACTGTTGAAGATGGGAGACCTATTGAAAGAAGTGGTGCTCATGTAGCTGGATATAATAAAAATAGTATAGGGATTGCTTATGTGGGAGGCATGGATAAAAACATGGAAGAATGGATTGATACAAGAACTGTTGAACAAAAAGATGCTTTGCATAATTTATTAATGGATCTTAAATATGAATATCCTGATTCTGTAATTTATGGACACAATGATTTTACAGATCAAAAGGTTTGCCCATGTTTTAATGCTAAGGAAGAATATAAAGAAATTAGTAATTGGATTAATAAATAATGGATTTTGGTTTTGCTCTTATTCCAAATGGTTTTTTATTGGGTTTAGAATTTTATCCAATAGAAATTGATCAAGATTATAATGAATTAAATATTTATTTATTTTTAATAGTTTTACATTTTAGATTTTATTCATGAGTGATAAAAAAAAGTTTAAGGAAACTACAGTTGGCAAATTATTATTTGGTGCTGCATCAATGATTAATCCTACTTTAGGAAAGATTTTAACTGGGGTTACTTCTCCACAAGATGCTTTAGCAGAAATTCAAAAATCAAAAATATCTGTTGATGATAAAATCAAATTACAACAATTAATATATGATCAACAAAATAAGGAAATGGCTGAAGTTTCTTCTAGATGGAAAGCTGATCAAATGAGTGATTCCTGGCTATCTAAAAATGTGCGACCACTTGTTTTGGTTTGGTGCATTGTGGTTTTTAGTTTTGCTGGAATTTTAGATAGTGTTGAATCAATACCTTTTCATATTGGTGAGACATGGAATGATACTTTTGAAAAAGTGATGATGTCCGTAGTTTTAGCATACTTTGGTGGGAGGTCAAGCGAAAAAGCAATAGGGTTATTTAGAAAAAATGGCTAAAAAAATAGAATCAACTTATAATTTTAATCATAAAAAAAAGCGACCAGGTGTGCATTCCAAAAATGCATCAAAAGGTCAAAAAGGTTACAAAAAAAAGTATAAAGGTCAGGGTAAAAATAGGTAACTATAATTGCTTAAATTTGTAAAAAAGATTTTATGGGTACTACATTAACTGGCAAAAGAGTACAGAATACTTATGATTCACTTATAAAGATTTCTGATAATAATAATTTAAGCGGTGTTGCTAAAATATTAGGTGATGGATTAGGAAATGATTCTCCAATTTATTTAAGTACATCACAGATCGGAATAGGCATTACACCTTCATACCAATTTCATACAAGCGGAAATGCTAAAATTGGTGGCAATCTTATAATATCTGGTGATTTAACAGTAAATGGTACACTAACATATTTAAATGTAACTGATCTAGCAGTCGAGGATCCGTTAATAAAATTAGCAAAAGACAATACAGCAAACACATTAGATATTGGATTATTTGGTAAATACGTTGCTACTGGAACAAAGTATAAAGGTTTTTACAATGATGCTAGTGATGATAAATTTAAGCTATTTATAGGCACTACTGTCGAGCCAACAACAACTGTTGACACATCTGCAAGCGGATATACTGTTGGAACTCTTGTAGCTAATTTAGAAGGAAATGCAGATACTGCAACTGGTGTTTTAATAACTGCTGACAATACTAATGCATCTAGGAGAATGGTGTTTACACAATCAAATAATACAACTAATACAAATGGTAAATTGTTTAAAGATAGTGCTAGTAATTTCTTTTACAATCCAAGTAGCAACAGATTAACTTTAGTAAATTTAACAGGAACTACTGGAACTTTTAGTGGTTTATTAAAATCAGATACATTAGAATTAACAAGTGGCGATGATCATTTAACAATAACAGAATCATCTGGTGATTGGACAATTAATAATGCTCAACAAAATAATGGTATTACTATTTATGATGGTACTGGTGGTATTGATTTAAAATATTCTGGTACAAGTTATTTAGATATAGATGTTAATGGTGTTTCTGTTGCAGCCAATATAGATTTTTATGTAGATACTAATACTTTGTATGTAGATGCCGCAAATAATTTAGTTGGTATTGGTAAAACTCCTAGCACTTATAAACTTGATGTAAGTGGTAAAATAGCTAGTAATAATTATATAATAGCTGGCTTAGGAAGTGGAGGTACTGCATTAACACACAATGATGGCGGTGGGAATGCCAATATTACTTTTAATCATGTATCTGAAACACCTGAGCAAGATGGAAGTTCTGGTCGTATTTCTGTTTTAACTGACAGTACTACTGCTAAAATGAGTTTTGAGTTAAAAGATGATGTAACAGCAGATACAGAGGTTAATACTGCAATGATTATGGAACTTTATACAAGTTCAATAATAGCAAATCGAAAAATTAGAGCAAGAACAACAACTGGTGGACATATTTATTTTGACAGAAATGATACAACTATTGGAACTGACAATCATATAGGTACATTACATTTTTCTGGTGATGATCCAACGGATGGCACTTTTAATGATGGTGCTGCTATAAAAATTACATCAGTATCTGATTGGAGTGCAAATAATTATCCATCAAGAATAGAATTACAAACAGATAATGCTGGTACATTAACAACTGCATTAACTATTAATGAATCACAAAATACAACATTTAGCGGTGATATTACTATTGCTAAAACCGATCCAACTATAACTTTATTTGATAACTCTGGTGCTAATACTGATCCAAATGGTAAAATAATATTTAGTGAATTAGCTGACCAATCTAATTTTGAAATTAGCTATAATGGTTTAAATGATAGGTTGGAGTTTATAGGTTTAGTAAGTAATGTTTTAACTGATTTAGTTTACATAAAAAGAAATACAACAACAACTTTAAATGTTTTAGGTGGTGCAACATTTAGTGGATTAGTAACTGGTATAGCACCAACATCAGATTTAAACTTTGCTACAAAAAAATATGTAGATGATAATATAGTTCCACAACAATCATTAAGTAATGTTTTAGGTGTTGGAAACACATCTGGTGCTAATGACATTATAATGGCTGATGATCAAAAAATTAGTTTTGGTGATGATTCTGATTTAAATATAAAGTTTGATGGCACTAATAGTACTATAAACAATAAAACTGGGAATTTAAACATACTTGTAAGTGCAGATGATTCAGATATATCATTTCAATCTGATAATGGATCTGGTGGCACTATTGAATATTTTAGATTAGATGGTTCAACAAATACAGTACCATTTGGAAGATCACCGCATTTACCAGATGCTTTAAGATTATACTTTGGTAATGACACAACAGATGATGCAAGTATTAGATGGGAATCAACTGCTAGTCAGTTGTTTATTGATGGCGAATCTAAATTTTTAGAAAAATTAATTGCAAACAACAATTTTGTAGCTCAAGGTACTGTTGATTTAAATGTAATGCCTACTCACCAATCTGAAGGTTCAATAAAAATAGGTAGATATGATGGCAATACAACAAGGTTTCATTTAATAAAAAACTACGTTTCAACAACTCTAGCTAGTAATTATATGAAATTTTCACTACACAATGATGTTGATAACGATACAACAGATGTATTAAGTTTATTTGGAGATGGTAATGTCGAAATACCAAATGGTACATTAACTAGCGGCAATATAACAGTAAGTGATGATGGTGTACCACAATTAATTTTAAATGATACTGGCAATGCTGGTGGTGGAGGAGCATCTGGAAAAATTATATATAAAAATACTGCTGGTAATGCTATTGGTTTAGGTTATACTGCTGATGACACAACAAGCTCTGATTTTATTATTTCTAGTAATGCAAGCAGTACTTATGGTGGTTATTTAGGTTTAGATGCTGGTGCAATTAGTGATCCAAGCCAAATTATACTTGATCCTAAAACAGATGTTTATTCAACAAAGCCAGTAACAACAGCTAATGTGTTTATTGCTAATGATCTTGATGTAACTAATACTGCACCATCAACAGATCAATTAAGAGCTAGTGGTTATGGTATTATTGGTAATAGAGCTGGATTTTTATATATAACTAATGCAGCATCTGGCGGTACTGTTCAAATTGGAAATGGCACATCACACAATGCTGATGCAACTGCTTTATTTAATACATCTTTAATAACATTAAGCAAACAAACCTTAATAAGTGCTAAAACCACTATTGGATTTGGACAAATAACAACTAATATAGGAACAACATCACATTTAAGAATCCAACCTACTGCAACTACTGATACAACTGGTAAAACATCAATATTTTTAGGAACATCAACAGTAGATAATTATGGTATATCATTAAGGGGTGCAAGATTTGGTGATACTGGAACACCAAAATTTGAAATAGCTGTACATAATAATTCTGCTAATGGTTCAGTTGCTTTAGAAATTGACCAATTTATAAACACACACATAAAAGGTGAATTGTTTATTGAAGATGTAGATAATGCAACGGCAGCAGATACAGATAAAGTTCTTGTAATGTCTAATGAAAGCGGTGAGGTACAATATAGAACACCTAACCAATTAGCAGATGATATGAATGTGCCAACTGGATTTGGTGGAGCTGGTTTAATACCTATATATGAAACAACAGATACTTTTACAACAAATTCAAATTTATATTGGGATATTGCTAATGGTCGACTAGGATTAGGTGATACGACACCTAGTTACAGATTAGATTTAGTTACTGGAACAATAGATACAGCACAATATTCTATGAGAATACATCATAGCAGAAATGATCCTGATCAGAATAGTGCTGCTTTATTTATTGATGCTAATTACACAGGTACAAAATCAGATGCTACCGATATAATACAAAGGGGTTTGCATGTTGATTTTGATTCTTCAGCTAATGGAACTGCTGCTGATGAGCATAGAATATACGGTATTCATTCAGACACTAGAAATAGTGGTTTTGCTGATATTGTATATGGAACATACTCTTTAGCTGAATCTAATTATACTGGTGGTAAAACTGCTAATGTTGGGGGAGTTTATGGTATAGCTACTCACGACTCTAGTAGTGCAAGTGGTGGTGTTACAAATTTGTTCGGTGTAAAGGGTATTGCACAAATACAAGATGATGGTGATGTGGATAATTCTTATGGCGGGCAATTCCAAGTACTTATAGCAAACAATAGAGATGCTAATGTTGATATCATAGTAGGTGTTGAAGCAGAAATACAAATTGATGAACAGAGTGCATTGACCTATGGAGGTATGCATGGTTTTAGAGCTATTATTGATAACAACGAGGGTGCTGTACCAACCTTTGGAAACCAATTTTTATTCAAAGGCGATTATCAAGGAACAAGAGGAAGTGCTGCTTATGGTATATATTCTGAGGGTGATAGACATTATTTTGAAGGAATGGTATCAATTGGAAATAATAATGTTGATACTGGCTTACCTTTAAATATACATCATGCTACAAATTCACAAATACGTTTTTCAACAGATGGAACTGGTACTGGAACGAGTGATGGATTTAGAGTAGGTTATAATGGCACAGTTGGTCAATTATATTTATATGAAAATGCTGATATTAGAATAGCGACAAATAACACCCCTTTTGCTTATTTTACAAGCGATCAAAAATTTGGTATTGGCACAGATGATCCAGCGGGTCAATTTAATAGTTATATATCAGCAACAAGACAACTAACACATAATGGTAATGGCGGAGATTTATCTATAATTAGTGATAACAATTCAGCACCAGTTATGTTTATAAAAGGCACTGGTACTGCTGACTTGTTAAATGTTTTTAATGGAAGTACAGAAAGGTTAAAAATAGACAGCTCTGGAAACCAAACATTAAATTTATCTAGCACCACAACACAATTTATAGGTAATTCATCTGGAACTTTAGTCATTAAAAATACAACTGGTGGCATTAATTTTATGGCTAATGGAAGCACAGTTGTTTCAGCTTATATTACATCAAGTTTAATAACACTAAATGAAATAACTCAAATCAATAATAGATTGCAAACAAGTACTCCAATGGGAGATGTTGCAACTTGGGATAGTGCTGTTATAAGAGTAAATGCAACAAATACAATAGACACAACTGGTTTTCTAGGAATGCGATTTGCTACAAGTACTGCTAATAATTATGGCTGGAGAATTGGTGCTAATAGAACTGGCTCTGGTAGAGGTTCATTAAAAGTTTTCGAACATATTAATAATGTTGCTGGCGCTCAAAGATTTGTAATAAAACCTGATGGTAATGTTGGTATTGGTGTTGGTGCTGATCCGACACATAAATTAGGTATACACAATAATACATCTGGAGCGGTAAGTTCACAAATGAATTTTACAACTGCATCAACAGGTCAAACTGATGGTAATGGTTTTAGGGTTGGCTGGAATGGAACTGTTGCTCAAATGTATTTATTTGAAAATGCTGACATGCGTTTTGCAACTAGTGGTACAGAAAGAATGGTTTTAGCTGCTGATGGTGATTTAAAGATAGCAAGATATTTAGAACATTTAGGAGATACAAACTCTTATTTAGGTTGGAGTGGAGGAGATGATTTTAGAATTGTTACTGGTAGTCGTGAATTATTAAGATTAGATGAGGGAACTGATCCAGATATTCTAAAATTTATGACAAACACTATAACAATGTCATCTGGCGGTGATTTTACTGCTGCTAAGGTTACAGCTAGTGGTGATGTAATTGCCTTTTCTGATAAAAGAGTAAAAACAAATATAAAAACTATTAGCAATGGTTTAGAAAAAGTGTCTAAATTAAGGGGTGTTAGTTATAACAGAACAGATGTAAATGATAAATCAAACAAAATAGGTGTTATTGCTCAAGAAGTTCAAGAGGTGTTGCCAGAGGTTGTTAACTATGATAATAAAAAAGATTTATTAGGAGTTGATTATGGCAAAATGGCTGGCGTATTTATTGAAGCTATAAAAGAATTAAAAGCAGAGGTTGATAGTTTAAAACAAGAAATAAAACAATTAAAAAAATAAATTATGGCATGTCCCAGCATTGCAGATGATGAATTATCAATGTTAAAAGTAGCTCGTGAAAGAACTGGAGCAGGTTATACCTCTAGTTTTACAATAACACCACCAATACATTTATCAGATTTACAAAGATTATCTGGTGGCAATACTAGTGGCTCTGGCAATAGCTATCCAGCAGTTGCATTAGCAAATCCAATAGAAAACCGACCAGATGGTGAAAACCCATTACAAATGTCTGAGTTTAGTTCCTATGATCAAAACCCACCAAGAACAGCATTTATGTTTAATTATGATAGCTCATCTAGTAATAATGCTTGTAATTTTGCAATACCATTTGATACATATTACCATGATGATGCAAATAATTTAATACCAGACAATGTAAATATATATACAGCTTATACAACACAAACAGGAACAACACCAGCATCTGCTGGTTACTATGCTATATATACAACTGGTGGATCACCAAGTGGATCATATATTCGTGTTGGGAATAATGGATTAATAATTGAGGTTGATACTTGTTAAAAAATTACTAAATTTGTAAAAAATTAATATTATGGCAAATACTTATAAATGGCAAATTTCACAATTAGATGCAAAAATACATCAAGACAATTTAGATAATGTTATTTATAATATACATTGGAATTTAATTGCATCAGATGATTCTGTGCCACCATATAGACAATCAAGTATTGGTGTTCTACCAGTATCTTATAATTCTGAAAATCCTTTTATACCATACTCTGATTTAACAAAAAACGAGGTTGTAAAATGGTTAGAATCTGGATTAGATGTGGAATCAATAAAACAAAATTTAGATAATAAAATTGAATTACAAAAAAACCCAGTTAATGAATATTTGACACCAGATTGGGATTAATAATAATTAAATAAATAAAAATGAGCAAACTAGAGGAAAAAGAATTAAAATCTTTACAAGAAAATCAAGGAAAAATTAATCA